TCAAGACCCATGACTTTAAGTTTCGGGTCTTTGTATCGGACACCTTCATTATCGTAGACGTTGAGTGCATACCTTTTCTTTGCAACCCAGAGACCACGTTCTGCGATTGCCTCACGTTTGAATACAATTTTCTTTTGAAATGCATTCGTGTAGTCCGCAAGTCCATCGCAACTCTTGTTGATTGCCTCTGTGATTTTCTCTTCGCAGATTTTATCGAGAACATCAATGAGTTTATCACGTGATAGATTACCATAGAACTTACGAACAAGAGGGTCCAAGGAAATATAACAAGAATCAGTATCACTGTAGAAAGAGTAGTTGTGTCCATTTGTTCCTACGACTTTGTTGAGATAGACGTCAAGTGCCTTACCTACTTCCTGAATAATATACTGACCAGTCGTAGTGATACCCTCGGCAATACGAGCATCATAGTATCGGAAATATTCATTCGCCAACGCACCGAACAGTGAGTTCAACTGAATCTTTCTTGCCATCTGAAAGTTATTATACTTCGAGATGTCGTTCTTTAGTTTAGGATTTTTGGTTTCCTCGTATTCTTTCTGAGCAATGATCATTAGTTTCTTGTAGCGTTGTCGATCATCAAAGAACTTCTGAACAATCTCAGGAAACATTCCCATCTTTTTACGAGTATAGCAATAACCATTGGCAGTCATACAAACATCATCTTGTTTAAGATTCTCGAGGTCATAACTATGCCCAAGTAATCCCTTCACCGTTGTGTCTTTTACAACACCCTGAACGAAAGTCTCTGGTGATTGGTTATACTGCATGATAATAGATGGATACAGCGATGTAGCATCAAAGGAAACAACCCAGTCATACCTTCCTGGTTTTGGTTCTTGCACATACGCACCCTCAATAGTCCTACCCCTGTTTTCTTTCTTCTGGGGGATCTGAATATTTTGATCATGTAAGTGGTTGTAAATGATACAATCCCACGTGCGAACCTGTGAGAACACATCCGTATAATTACACTTAGCATCGTATGCCATCGTAAGCACAAGTTCAATCAGTTTCATCTTGCGCTCAAGTTCGTCAACGATCTCAACGTCGATGATGTTATACTCTACGAACCGTGTCCAGTCTTTTGTATAGAACTCACGGAATGTTTCATACGGATGCTCAAGTTTTTTCTTACCAAGTTCTTCCTTGGCAATGTGATCCAACTTGTAACTTTCTTGTCGAGTATACGTAAACTTCTTATAGAGATCGAGATAATCTATAACTGCAACGCCAGTAATATCATATGAGATATGTTCGCGACCCATGATTGTCAAATTCTTACGACGAACCAGACCCCATGGCGAGAACTTCTTGCGCATGGTTGTATCTTCTTCAGTGCAGAACAGACGATCTATCCGAGAGATTAGATACGCAATGTCGAACAGTTCACAGTTCCAACCTGTAATAATATCTGGATGATCATCAGAATAGAAACGCAGAAAGGTTTCTAGTAAGTCGCGTTCATTATCACAGTTTACATAGAGAAACTTGTTGCCAGCATGCCTCAGGGTCTGCACAATCTCAGAGTTCTGGTCATCAAACTCACCACACCCGAAGGTGACAATCTGTCGAGTGATAAGATTCTTGACCGTGATCAGGAGAACTTCTTCTATCGGATTGTTTACATCAGGAAACCCATGCTCTGCTGAAGTCTCAATATCGACAGTCTGGATATTAAGTTGAGACATATCCCACTGAATTTCTCCAGGATACTTTTTTGTAATATATTGGTAACCATAGTTGGTCTGTCCAAAGATCTCAGAATTCTCTGCTTGACCATATGTCTGAACAAACTGCTTGGCAGAATTGTTATCTTCAAAGTCAATCGGTTGGAGGTTTTCTCCATACAGAGACTTGTATTGTGTTTCTGCGCCACCCTTAGATTTTACAAACAGGGTGGGACTGAAGTCATCTCGTTTGGTGAAGCGCACACCGTTATGTACTCCACGGACAAGAACCTTGGAACCATACTGGTGTGCGCATGTATAAAATTTCATATAAATCCCTCATCAATCAAATACTACTATACTATAAAACATAACAAAAGTAAAGGGATTTATCGTAACTTATATCCTAACTTCGCTTCGAGTTCTTCCAGTTTCATGGTTGAAACCTGTGACTTGGGAACTAGATTGTCTACGATATAGACTGCAACGTTTCCACTCTCGAAGAATGCAACCTTGTAAAGAAAGTCTGGGACTGGAACCTTGTTCTTGCCAATTACTTTGGGTGTTGCAGAGTAATGTGCACCAGTTACTACCCACTTGAAAGGGACAGAACGAATACGTTCCTCTAGATTTTTCCATGCTACCCGATTCACCGATGGCAATTGTGGTGTCATGTTTGTCATGAAGAACGTATCTGACATCTCCTTTGGATCATCTGCGTTTGCTGCAGGAACCATGTGTCCACGGTCATATCCTGAATTGGTATAATCAGCAGGTGTCGGGGAGTCAGCGATGCGCTTGTCGGCACGGAAATCGTCAGTGCGTGGAGTTTTCTTTACTCGTTCCTGCGCAATCTCAGTTGAGAAAATATTTGCATTACGATCGTCATCATACACGACTGCGAAGAACGAGTTACAGAGAACTTTGGTATTTGGTACTACGATTTCTTTACCGTTCGGATAGAACTGATCACAGGGGGAAGCGAATGCTGTCCCTGGAATCAGGAATAATGCAAGAGCAATTAATGGTTTCATATGATAATTTTACTTTCTGGAACAACCAGACCTGAACCGTAGCGAGTATTATACTCGTTTAGCATGCCAGTCTCTGGTTCAAAAACTGTGATAACTGCACCAGAACGCAAAGGAACAACGTCATCCTTCGCGTAAGGGCAGAATGGTGCTAGACCTATACCAAATTGATTATTCTGATTAGGAATCATCATAATCTGCATAGGTTTCTTTAGAATGACAAGACCATCAATTGTCTCATCGATATCAGCGATAATTTCATCACCACTGATTAACTTCACACATCTAATATTACTCATGTATTCACCTTCATGTTGTTATTTAGTCGAGAAAGGAGCAATCATTATCGATTTGCTCCTAGTAATTGAGAGGATAGATTTACCATGTTCGGGTAAAAAGTTGCAAAAACTTCTTTCACCTCGTCAGTATTTGCAATTTGTTCGTATGGATCGAGAGGTAATTGTTTTTCATTAAAGATTCCGAATGCCAGTTTCTTCTCAGTTTCATCTAAGTGTGCTGCCATCGAAGTCAATTCATCATATTCCACAACAATATGACTGCCGACAATATTAGTCATGACTCTCTTATTGTGTTCTTCCATAAGATAACGACCAAGGATCATCGTCTTTAATTCTGGAATATCCACGTCTAACACAGCAGAGTTTTTTCCACTTCTGAAAATCATAGTTTTCTTAGCAAAGTAAGAACTAAGAATCTTATGTTCGAAGTTACGATTAACATATACAAATTTAAAATTCTGTTTCTTTAGAAACTCCAGACCATCAACAAGAGAAATAAACGTCAATCTATCATCTAAGAATATACGACATGTCAATGGTTGCGTTGGGTCTGCTCGCGATACCTTATCGATCCAATCTTTTCCTAACGCAGGAAGTTGTTCGACATTTCTATTGGCAGCCATTTTTAGTTTACCGTCACCATCAGTAACCATGTTAAATGACAGTTTGTTATTTTCATCTATGTCGAGATTGGCAAAATAAGCAGTATTAAAGTTCATGAAATCTTCAAGTGTCACAACACCTTCAAACTTTTTACCAATAGAATAGTTAAGTAGTGCTTCAGTAAGTTGTGTTCCAGATCTTGCAACACCAACAACACAGTACCTGTGATGCGTTAGATTCCAAGGAAGAGGTTCAGTCAAATTTAACATCACATATTATCACCTTCATTGTTAATGGTGGGTGAGAATTAATCCCACCCACCACATTTAATTACTTAGTCTTACCTTCTGCTAAGAATTCGGCAGCTTGTGATGGATATTCACTATCCTCATCAGTGATGTCGATTTTCTTTGCTTTCTTTTCTTCTGGAATAAATGCCTCAAGAAAGATCTTTAGCATACCATTTACCAGAGAGGAACTCTTTACTTCAACATTGTCAGCGAGAGTGAATTCGCGCTTGAATCCTCGCTCAGCAATCCCCTTCCAGAGATATTCAGTGGATTCAGGCGAGTCGCACTTTCCTTGGATGGACAACTTGCCTTCTTGCAATTCAATATCAATCTCTGACTTACCGAAACCAGCAACTGCCAGTTCGATTACGTATCGAGTTTCATCGATTTTCTTGATGTTGTATGGGGGATATTTAACTGGCACCATCAGCGTCGATTGATCAGCAATATCTGCCAACCTTTTCATGACACGATCAGCGCCAACAAAATAACGGTCGATGTGCGGTAAACTTGTTGTATCAAATTTCATATTTTGCTCCTATTAAGCGAGTGTTAAAAAGGTGCCATCCGAAGCATGGCACCTTTTATTTATACTATACTTTTAGAAGAAAGTCAATTATTTTTTACGACCAATGTTATATTTCTGAACGAGTTCCCATTCAGTTTTTTCTTTGAACGCAATTACTTTAATCTGATTTAGTGGTGCTTTATCTTCATGAATCTCAGGATTTAGAATAGTGATTAATCCCCAATCCGAAAGAAGATGTGCTACCGTGTTTCTGCGTTGTAAATCATTGTCACTAAAGTCTGCATCTTTACCATCTAAGGCAAAAAGTTCTTTGAAGTGCACAATGAAATATCTGCCCTGCTTGTGTAGAATGTGACATGATTGGTAAAGAATCTTTTCTTTTCTTGATGCAACACCGATGCGGGAAAGGGTCTCGCGAACTTTCAAGAAGTCATCAGGATTCTTTAAGTTGACTTCCAAAGGTGCATACCCTGGAAAGTCAATGTCAAAAAAATCTTCGCTCATTTTTTACCACCTTTAAACAATTTCTCTTTTATATATTTTTTTTGTTCTTCAGAGAGAATTGTGAGTGCTTGGCGAGCTTTATCATTGCTATAACCATAATACTCTTTCACCATCTCCACTTCGGCATCGTCCTCGATTTTGATCCATTTGTCAAAACGTTTTCTAGCGCGAATAGTATTTATAAGATACATGTTTTGCATGCTCTTATCGAGATGGGAACGGCAGTTCATTTCATTGGCAGGGTGAACAGTGTCAATACTGAATGTCAACCCACGATTAATGATCCAAGGATTGTATTGTTTCTCAGACCAATCGTCAACAATCAGATTCTTCTTTTCATAGTTTA